AATCTCTTCGCCATCCTTGCTTGTCCAAACTCCGGGTCTGGTCAGGCTGTATTCCCACTCTTTGTTTGGATCAAAGTTACCTGTCTCTGGCCCAAGTGGGCCTTGCAGCCCACCCAAGGGATCTGAAATAAACTTACCCGTTGTTTCATCAATGTAGCCGGGGCCGGTTGGCATTGTGCCGCCAAAGGTTGGGTCAAATACGTTTTCGCCGTCACCAGAAGGGGCCATGTACCCTTCACCACCGGGTTGGAAGTATCCGGGAATTAAGTTTTCCCTAAACTCATCCATATTGCCGGGGCCAATAGAAGATGTAAGGCCGTCACCTTTTGGCAGAGCATCCATGCCATAGCGCAGTATGGCTAGTGGATCACCACTTTCAATTGCTTTAACCGCGCCAATTGTTTTGGAAATATCTTTAAGGTCAAAGCCGCCAACATCACTTATTCCACCGGCGTTAGCGCCAGCCATAGCAATTGCTAACGGATCACCACTCTTTAAAGCGCCTGCGAATTTAGCTGCGTTGGCAATTTCAGTCATGCCACCAAGACCCGCAGCGCCCGCAACAGCCCCCAATATATTGCCTTGTTTGGCTGCAATCAGTGCGTTTAAACCTTGAGCAAATGGAGCTACGCCGGGGATAAATGAAGCAATTGACAGAAGTGGCGCAATATTCCCCAAGTCACTGCTGGACGCGCCCTGCGTGTAAAAAATAGGATTACCTTGGGAATCAAACTGCACACCGTAACCGGTGTTGCCTTTTCCCTCATAAGTGCCACCAAAGAAGTTCCCCGTTTGGCGCTCGGTGTATGTGTTCGGGACTTCTTGACCAGTAACTTTATTTCCAAATGTTGTTTGCCCAGTATCGGCTACCGCTTGCCCATTTACCGTTTTAACTTTTGATGGATCAACTGGCGTGTAGTTGACACCACCTTCTCCGTTGTCTTGCGCAAAACCGTAATTAGTTTCTAGCTTTGCATCTTTTGGGACATCAACCATCTTATATGTTGGGTTTCCCTCTTCATCAGCGCCGCCATCGGGTTGCCTAATGACGTTTCTGGAAGTGCCAGTATCTTCATCATAGAGTTGAACAACTTGATTGCCGTTGTATGTTTTACCAATCTCTTGAACGGGTTCGTACTTTGGAACCTTACCAAACTGCTTGATGTCGGTAATGCCAATGCTAGACAGAATCCTAGCCATGTCATCGGCATTTGCCTCAGCAGAACCGTGACCCGCACCAGACCATTTGCCAGTTAAACCTTGGCCAAGAATTTGTTTCTTTATAAGTTGCTTGTAATCTTCAGCCATGTTTAGCCAACCTTCCAATTTGTTCCGTCTGAATATACAGGCACGGCTACTGCTCCGCCAGCTGCAACAGTAGCACCGAAGCTTGGGGCTGAAGCATCAGTAACAAACGCCCTAGCACCTTTACCTGAAGTGACCGCACTGGGTAGGGTTGCCACAGTGTAGTTAGTCAACGACGGCTGAATCCCAGTTGAGTTTAGTTGATTGAGAATGTTCTGAATACGGTTGAAATACAACCTGAGCACATTGTTTAACTGGTCTTGATACGCCTTGTTGTATTGCTCTGTTGCCAACGGCAAAGCAGGGGGCTGCACCCTCTGAAGCTCAAACTCTGACGTAATAATTAAGCTCATGAGTTACCTCTGCGGCCATCCTGACGGATGTCAATACGGGGTGAACCAAGCTGCCATGCGCATCCAAGCTGATTGGATTCCACCTTCATAATCATCTGACGGCCACGCACCCTAACGTAAACTTGACCAGTGAACTCTTCAATCGGCACAGTAGCTGTACGCACAACAGTAGCGTCTGAGTTACCACCCAAAGAGATTGGATCGTTGTAACCAGACCCAGAGTTCTGCATGGGGATCAAAGTCATTGTGACTTGCGGAGATGTAGCGTTAGATCCCCTGAACGTAATGTCAGGGACAATACGCCAGACAAACCCAAAGTGGTCGCCGTCATCAATGTCAAACTCGGTAGTCTCAATGACTGCGTTGATTGGTAGAGTTGTACCGGTTTCGTTGTCGTCATTACCCTGTTCGTGGTAGACAATGTTGTACGTATAAGTAGCCGCCATTGGGTACTTACGCAGGGCAGAGTCAATCCACGCTGTTCGGGCCATTGTGCCGTAAGCCCAGACATCTTCTAAGTAGTTGTACGTTACATACCTATCAATAGTGAACGACCCAGCGGAGCAGTAGAACCACCAGATCTCGTTAAAGCCTTCATTGGTAGAAGCAAAGAATTGGTCTGCTTGCTCCAAGTTAATGTCTTGGAAAACATACTGACGCAGATCACATCTAAGAGTCTGAACACGGCCATCGTATTTGTAGAACTTATCAATGCCCATCCAGTACACAACGCCAGTGGCAGTAGCTGCGGCGTTTGTTCCAGCAATAGAAGTGTTGTCTCCAAGCAACTGAGAACCCCATACCGCTGGCGGCCCTTGGTACTGCAATGAATACAGAGCTGAGTCTGTAAACACAACAATCTCCTGCCGGGTCTGAATCGCAGTAACAATCTTTGAGCCGTGGGATAGCTGTAAGCTACCAGCCTGATTTGTAGCAGAAGGGAACCATTCCAAATAATCTTCTTGGTCAGACCAGCGGATTAGCATGGGGTTTTGAATGGTGCTTCCATAGTCATTACAGCCAAACGCAAACGTAAAGCGTGAAGCGTCAGACACCAGAATAGAACTCTGAATCGTTGGGCAGGAAGAAGCTCCCGATAGATTGTTAATAGCCACGCCCCGTGAAGTCAGCAGAGAGCTTGCCTTCCAGACGTAGATCTCACCACCATTAGGTGCAAAGAGTAAGTCTTCACCAAAGTTAGCCTGTGACCAAATACGCATCTGGTCAGTTGATTCAACACCAACGCCCCAAGGCCCAGCACCCCACGGGCCAGCACCCCAGCCAACCAAAGGAAGCGCATAAGGAGCACCGATGTTAATCTGGTAAGCAGCCACTACAGCAGACCCGCCGCCCGTAGCAGTGGAAGTGGCGGCAGAGGCCGCAGTAATGGTGTACTGGGTAGTAGATGTACCGGTTATGGTTAGCTCATACTCACCGTTTAAAGTAAGACCACCAACAGCCGTAGCACCGCTGAAAGTAACGAAATCACCGTTTGTATAGCCACCAGCTGCGTCAGTCACAGTGACGGTTGTAGACCCGTTGACCGTAGCAAATGGGTTTGTCAGTGCAACGCTAAGCTTTGTGTATGTTGCTGAAACAGATGCGCCGCCCCCGCCTGTCACAGTAGATGATGCAGTAGTGGATACAGTGATGGTGTAGTCATCAGCTCCAACATACGTTATGGTGTGGTTAGTGTTAAGTACTTCTGCTGGAATTCCACCGACCGCAACAGCCCCAGAGAAGTTAGCAATATCACCGGTAAGTAAGCCGTGGGCAGTGTCATTTACGTTAATAACAGCTGACCCAGATGTAGTATCAAATGGATTGTTTAGCGTTACAGGAGCTTGTACAGCCGAGCGCAAGGGAGTAATGTCGTAATACAAGCCACCGTTTTCAATGTAGAACTTCAGATTTGTACCAATTGCCAGTAAGTTCTGCCCGCCCAGAGTAACCCAGTTCCACAAAGAACGGCAAACACCTTGGAAAATAGCCGAAGAAATACGCTGCCAGCCACCAATCTTCTCTGGTGTGCCTTGACGGAAACGAACCTTGTCAGAAACGTAGTAGCCGTTCTCCGATGTATAGCGAGTATTTTCCCTGTTTACACCGGCTTTCTGCTGAAGTTTCTTTAATGGCATGAGCAGTCCTAAGAGAGAAAAACGGCCCGTTCGTCAATGCGACGATTCTGTAGCCCTTTGAGAATTTTACCCCCCGCCATGCAATATTTCAACAGTTCTTCTGCTGCGCCTTCCATATCACCACGCAGCACCTTTTGACGCAGAGTTGAACGCTGGAGAGTACCCAGCCCTACATTGAAAGCAAAAGATACCAATGCGTCAAACTGTCCTTGAGTAAGAGGCACAGGGCAATAAGTAGCCACGCCTTTCTCAAACCGAGCAAGGTCTGCCCTAAGTATTGCATCTACTTCCTCCATTGAGTGTTTACGCATAGCCTCTGGCGGGGGCACAAAAGAATCCCGCTGGTCTATCTTAAGCTTGCCTTGCTCTGGAAACATAACGTGCCCAACCCCCACAGTCCACAACTTGGCTGGGCATTTATACGGATTCTGCCTCACGCCCTCGTGATGACGGATCATGTGCAGGCACTTGGCTGAGATCTTCATTTGCCAAACGCCCGGCCACCAAAGTGGAAAGCAATGATAGAAGCAAACAGCGCTTGGGTGTCAGAGTCCCACAGCATCTCGGCCAGCTCTGTAAATGGTACGCCACTATTCCAGCCGTAGGCAAACAGGCCAATGTCAATAAACAGTAGCAGGAAGAAGAAGCCGTATGTAATAACGGGACGAACAGAAGCTCGGAGGTTCTTCATCCATGTGGAAGTCCCCTCGTTTAAACTTGTATCGTGGGCATAGATGGCCTGCATTTCAGCCTGCTGAGCGCCGATCAGAATCTGCTTGGTGTTAGCTGCGCTCTCTGTTTCTAGCTGTTCTGACTTGATGTGCTCAATACGTTCTTGCGCCTCAAAGCCTGCTTTACGCAGTTCCAGCTCACGGGTGATTTGCATCTGGGCAAGGTTTAACTCATGTTTCTTATCCGCACGGTCTTGAAAGAATTCCAGAATCTTGGGCAAACCGCCCATTAGAAAAGAGATTAGGGTTGAGAGTAGGGTTAGCATATTGATCCTTTACTGTTTGCTTTTACTGAGCATGGTTGCTGCAATTTCCATCATGGTTCTTGTTACTTGAATGTCATCGGGTTCATTATCCCAGCCTACAGTAATTTGTCCAACAAACCGGCTTGGATCAGGTGGGATGCTGACTCGGCAAGTGTAGGCAACCCCCTTGGCGATATACCATAAACCCATTTCCGATTGCGCTGACTTGTACTCGCCACAAGGAATCTCACTTGCCATCAGTTTAATCACATCAGCGTTGTTAGCTTGGTTTTGAGTAAACAGCCCAACATCAAGCCCATCATTAGTTTTGTCTCTACCCTCTTTGGTGTAAGCACGATACAGCACTCTGGTTCCAAACATGGGGTTTACTTTAAATACAGCCACAATGGTAGCGTTGGTTGTTTTAAACAAGTGGGCGGCAGCGTCTTCCACCCTGTCCTCAACAATGCTTGGCATTCTCTTAGATTCTTTATATGCCCCCATCAACAGTTCTTGGTTCTGCCAAACAAAGTACCCAGCAAACGCAAACACCGCCATGAGCAGCAGAGCAAACAATTTAAACGGGCTATCCACATAGGACAGCACCTTGCTCAATACGTCTGCTGGCTTTTCGTCACTCATAGACCAATCATTCCCAGTAGTTTGTTTACAACCTTGTCGGCCAAGTCATCGGGCAAAAAGCGGAGCAAGCCAAGCACCCACCACGCCACGCACAGCCTGACAAAGACTTTAAGGAAAAGGTCAAACTGCTTCTGGTACTCATTCACCGACCACACCCTGTCTTGGCACACAGCTCAGCCATCTCGTTAAGCCCCCAACCAACTGCGCCTAAGAGCATCACGATCACTACAATCCCAACTGCCCACTCCATCTGTTCCCGCTCGGCTTCCTTGCGCTTCTTCTCTTCAGCCTTTAGCTCCGCCATTTCTCTGGCATCATCTCTATCCATCTCAGCTTGCCGAGCCTTGGTCGCATTCCATACGTCTATGCGCCCCGCCTGCATGAACAGCATCTTTAACTGTTCTTCAAACCGCTTGGCCTCATCGAGTGCCATCTCAATCTGTAACGCCGCACCAAGGTTGGATTTACCACCTGTACGCTTAGCTTGAAGCATCGCCTTGGTAGCAGTGCTCTTAGCATCAAAAAGCCGCGAAATGGATGGAGCCAATCCCGCCAGATCGTTAGCAACCTTGCTGGCCTTTTTGACTACGCTGATTGCAGTCTGTAGTCCCTGTAATGCTGATATTGGGTCTATTGGAATCATAGGTACAACTCAAAACAAATTCCAGTAACCAAACAGCGGGGGCCGAAACCCCCAGACAAGGTTACTTAGGTTCTACGTCAGCTGGTTTTGCTAAAGATTGCTTCAGTAGCTCAAAGAAGGCGTTGCGGCCCACCTGGAGCTGATCCACGTTAAATCTTGCTGAGTCTAATTTGCGATCAAGATCTGCGACATGATTGACCAGCATCTGCTGCTCTCTGCTCAAGTCTTCAAACTGGTGCTCAACGCCGTCTATATTCACAGGGGTTTTGTTGTTGTTGCCCATGAGTTTCCTTTAGTGTGCCATCAAGATCGAGTGATGGCTTCTCGTTTTACCAAGGTGTGCCTGTGGCTTTTACAGGGTTCTTCAGCAAAGCAATCTGAGCCGCCAAAGAAGCCTCTGTAGCTTCCTTGTCAACAGATTCCCAAACCCAGTTCAGGACTGTGGTTTCTGTAAGGTTTGCATAGGGTACGGCAGGAGTGCCTTCAGCCCAGCTAACTGTTGCGTAGGCAGAGGCAGAGTGTTCTCCGTCTACTGCTGTGCAATTCCAGTGAACTACTGAGACATAACCAGTAGCTACGTCACGTTCCATTGTGTTAATCGACCAAGTTACAGACATGATGTTTTCCTTTTAAAGATTAGCGGCATCTAAACGAGCCTTGAGTGCTTCTATAGCAACAGATTGCGATTTAATGATTGCTTGTTGTTCTTGGATGCACTTCATCAGCGCATATTGCAAGTCTGTTTGGTAGATTGACAGACGCATCTTTGGTGCTTCATCTTTCCCTGCCCAGTTACTTTCCATCACCAACTCAGGGGCAACAGCTTGAACATCTTGAGCAACCACACCTAATGTCAAGCCAGCATCTTCTTCAAGATTTTGATCAATGTAGTTAAATGTTTGAACAGGAATAGCGCAGATGACATCAAGGTATGACTTAGCAGGGGCAAAGTTTGTTTTTTCTCTGCGGTCAGATAAGTTGACATCGTTTGCAGAGTAGTTGGCAATACCGCCATTTCCACGAGCCTCTAAGCGCACAGCAGTGCTGTCAGCGCCATAAAAGAAAAAAGAAGATGTATTGTTTGGAGAAAAATTTGGGAAAATAGATGCGATTCCGTAAACATCATTACCAGAAGATTGTGTGTTTCTGGAGTTCAATGTAAATGCGCCGTTTGTTGGATTTACAATGGTAACTTTACCACTACTTGTCGTAGTCCCCACCAGCAAGTTACCGCTTGAGTCTATACGGGCACGTTCTGCGGCGTTTACATTTATACGAAGACTGTTATCAGAATGTACATATTGAATAAAACCCACATCTGCTGCGTCTGTGTCGCCAAACAGAATTGCAGCGTTGTTACCAGTTCCATTTAAGAAACGAAGTTCAGAGTTTCCACCAGCAACTGATGAGTTAATTCGTGCTGTTGCATTAAATCCGCTAACATCAAGACGATAACTAGGACTTGTAGTACCAACCCCCAAATTCCCACTAGCATCCAGAGTCATTGCCTGAGTAAAGGTAATGGCGTTTCCTGCTGTGCCTGATGGGGCGTTCCACCAAGAATGAATACCAGCACTTTGCTGATATTCACAGGCCGCTGTATTATTTAAATAAAGTCTGTTAGTACCATTGAAATAGTAATTTTGACCAAGATACAAATTGCCACTTGTAAAGTTCCAAAGCGCACCTGCTGGTGTTTGTAATGCTTTAACGCCATTAGCAGTACCCCAAGCACTAGGAGTAACTCCCAAGCCTAGATTGCCTGAGGAGTTAAGCACCATTCTGTCTGTCGGCCCAGAACCATCTCGGAAGTAGTGCGTATTGGCATCGTAATAATTAACGGAAGTTCCGTTAAAACCAATACGAAGTTGAGCAAGCGTAGAACTTGCCCCGCTAACAACATGAAATTTTGAGTCAGGACTACTTGTACCAATACCCATATTGCCCGAAGCATCCAGCCTCATAGCCTCTACGCCGCCTTCAGCAAAAGCAATCGTGTCAGCCGCAGGGAAGAACATACCTGTGTTTGTGTCACCAGCAGTTGTCAATGCAGGTGTAGAAGCAGAGCCAGCAGAGAATGTTGCAACACCCGTAACTGTCAAGTTCGTGAATGTGCCCGAGCCGCCCGTATTGCTAACCTTCACAAAGTCAGAACCATTCCATGCACATACAGCAGACTCACCAGCAACAATCGTTACACCCGTAGTCGGGCCAGCGCCAACCAACTGAACAGCAAAGCCGCCTGTAGTTGCATTGATAACCGTATAAATCTTTGACTGGGCCGGAGCAGTCACTGTGCGAATAGCTGTACGCGAACCTGAGAACAACAGAATTGCTTGCCGCGCTTGGTTAGAAGCACCGGTGGTTGTGGTCAGTGTAACGTTTGAATCAGCGCTGACGTTGGTCGTTCCTGCTACTGCGGTGTCAACAAGTGACGTAATGCTGTTGTTTACAGTGTCACCCCAAGTGCCACTCAATTCCCCCGTGACTGGAAGGGCCAGACCTAAGAGTGATGTATATGCTGTTGTCATGTTTAAACCTCAAGTTACGATTTCTTCCCAATCGGCAGTTTCCGTAGTGTCAACTATAGTCCAAGTGGGTGTCTGTGAGTTGGTGATATTTTGCCAGTTTGCAGTTTCACTGTCATCAATTAGTTTCCAATAAACTGCGATTACATCACCCGTGAAACCACTGGCAAGGTTTCCGGTTAAAGA